TCTAGATGATGGATTCTTTGAACCCCTCACGTATTTTAACGGAGTTCCTCTCCTTGTTTTCTTTACTGGTTTAAATTTTCTAGCCATTATTACCTTAGGAACTCCGCTATCTTTGATAGCCTCGTTCTTAGTTCTGGAGACCTCATAAAATTTCTATAAGCTATTAGTTGCTCATCTGTCATATTCTCTGTGTCAACTTTCATGTTCTTCTTCATAACATATCTATATATTTCTTTATAATTTATATCGTTATATGTTATTGGATTGGTTGGATTTGAGTCATTCCATTGCACTATTCTTCTTGTAGCTAAATCACTTTTTCCCTCAGACATAAGTTTTAATGCATCAGTTCTAACCTTACCTTTTCTGTTTTTTTGAGCATTTCTTTTCTGAGATTGTGTGGCAATAAATCTTTCTGACAATCTCCTTGCATTTGTTCCTAATATAGGAGATGCTTTATACGCTGCCCTTCTAAAAGAAATCATATTAAAACCAAATTCATCTACAGATTTCATTAGTTCTCCAAAAGAATCTACAGATTTTTCTAAATCACTATAGAAGACTGGTTTTAAAGTAAACTCTAATTGACCAGCTAAATCTTCTGCATCCATAAAATCAGATAACATTCCAAATGCACCCACAGTTCCAAAGCTCTGAACAAATTCATTAAACTTAGTATCCTCTTTTGGTTTATAGTCTCTACCTGATAATACATTTGTCATAAAGTTTTTAGCATAGTTAATCGCAGCACCACCAGCCATACCACCTACTGCTAGCCTAGCTAATATAAGAGGATTACCTCTTTGAAACTCTTCTCTAATTTGTTCTGTTATAAAACCAGCTTGCTTAACACCAAAACTTTTAAACAAAACAAATGGTCTTGTTGCTGGATTACTAAGCCATAAAGGTTCTCTTAAATAATCTCTCTGAAGCTGACTTTTTTTAGCAAAAGCAGCTGTCGCTGAATCTACTTTAGAACTAGTCAAAGAATCTAATCTTTCTGCATCTATATTAAATAACTTCCTTAATTTATCTTTAGCGTACTTACCCCTAAAACTAGTAGGGTTTTTTTGGTAAGCTTTTATATAATCGTCAATTGCTATCTTAGCTGTAGCAGATGCTAGCATATTGTTAAATTTATTAATTGGTGTAAACCCACTATATGTAGCAGCAAAATCAGATGCTTTTCTCATTACCGATGTAGTAGATGCCTCACCAACTATTTCTCTAATAAAGTCAACGTATACAGTAGGTAGCTTAGCTCTAAAGTCTTTATCTAAAAGTTTAATAAATCCCTTTGCTGTTCTTCCTATACCTAGTGATGGTATAGTTGATATCATTGGCTGAAATATATTGGCTATAGTAGCATCTCCACCAGCTATTTTTGTCATAGCTTCAAACCCCATAAAGTTAGTAACTAGCTTTCTTAATTCTGGAGACCTCTGCCTGCTTAAATCAGCTTCTGCAAATCCAGTCATCTGCTCTACTAGTGTTGTAAGTCTTCTCTGTTCCCCAGGAACTCCAATTTCTTTAATAGCTTCATTTATACCTTCATTATTTCTACCCCAAATTCTAGATGTTTCCACCCTTCTTCCTAGCCTGGAATCGTATACAGCCATTAATGTAATCGGGTCTGTTTCTAATAGCTCTTCTGGTATATTAAATTTTCTTTTTCTTTCTAGGTTGCCATGAGGGTTGACTTTACTTGGCCTAATTTCTTCTCTAAATAAAGAATATGCTTCAGCATATGTCATGTTAGTTTTTTTACCACTTCTTTTATACTGTCTTTGTATGTCTTCAATTAAAATACTAAACTGAGGGCTTAATTTATTATTCATAACTTTGTCAGATATAATTTTATTTAACAAGTTTTTTGAATTTTGACCAAGCTCTATGTTGTCAGCAAACATAAAATTAGAATCTCTCTCTATCCTTACATAGTCATCAAACAAAAGTTCTTTTGTTTTAGCATTAAACATACTTGGTAAGTATTTTTCTATTTTACCTTTTGGGACTATGCCGCCTTTTCTTGCGTATTCAAACCTACTTTCAGACCACTTTCTAATTAACTGAACAGCTTCTCTGTTTGCTTTTGTTTCTGGAGCAGAACCTACAGCTTCTCTATATACTCTGGTTAATCTAGCTTTGTTTTTCCCAAGTATTTTTTTAGCTGCCAAAATGTCTGTACGAGACCTTGCTTCAAATCCAGATATTGAATCTGATAAATCTATAAGAGACTTAGCAACTGCTTGAGAGCCTTTATCTTTAAAATTTTTAAGTGGAGAGCGTAAAAAGTTAGCTGCTTTTTCACCAAAATAATGAACAAATAAATCTGTTTGTGGCATATCAGAAGAATACTGAGCAAAACCTTTTCTAAATAAAGAGTTTTGATAGTTTCTAAAATACATTTGATGAAAATTATTTAAATCTCTATCAGATAAATCAGATACTTTTTTAGCCCTTCCATTTGTAAAAACATTTATTTCTCCATCTACATTTATTTTTAGCTCTTTAGCCATATCATAAATATTAGATTCTGTCTTTATTCTAGATTTATTTGACTCTTTGTATCTTTTAAAAAATTCATTTCTATTTAAAAATTTTGTTTTTTGAGTGTTGTTGTCTATAATGTTAAAAGAATCTCCCTTAAATTTAGACTTTCCTTTTGCAGGCTGCCTTCCAATAACACTTACGTCTGTAAACTTAACATCTGAAGCATCTGGAGATATAATTTCCCATCTTTTTACACCTCTCTCACCATCCCACATTGACTCTGTAAATATATTTGCTATATTTCTTTGCTTTCCTATGTCTTCTACTGAAAGATTGTCGAAGCTACCTATACCTTCTTTTTCAAATATGTTTCTTTTGTATGCATTTAATTTTTTAATAGCTCCAGGAGCTCCAGCAACACCAGATATACCGAGAGCAAATCCAACAGAGTTTACATAATCCATAGGGCTTGGCAGTCTACCCTCTAATATAGGGTCAATAGTACCAAAAGCAGCAGCTTCTTGAGTGTACGCAAGAGCTTTTGCAGTTCCTTTTGCTGTAGCCCTACCTAAAACAGCACCACCTACTCCAGCAGATAAACTACCCTTAGCTGAATCTGTTAATACATCGCTCCAATCAATTTCATCTGTATCTATTTTTTGTTTTAATGCGCTAGCTATACCAGTATACACACCAAAACCAGCAGATTGTCTACCAGCTTCTGTTAAAATCTTTTCAGTTCCAGACTTTATAACTTTATTAGCTAATTCTTTTTTAGTACCATTGTTTAGCAATCTCTTTGTACCCATTGTAGCTGCTTTACCTAGGGCTGATTTAGCAGCTGCTTTTCCAGCTACTCCACCAATACCACCACCAGCTATTGTAGCTACAAAATCTGCTGGCATAAAAAATGATAGTATTCCAGCTCCAATATCAGCCATAACTCCAGGGTCATAACCATCTAAATCAAATCTTTTTTCTCCAGTAACTAACTGCTCAGACATTCCAGTTATAGATTCATTGTAAGCTTTTTTTACAACATTAGGTAAGAAATCAAAAATTTCTTTTTCTTGAACTCTTGATTGCTCAGAAAATAAATCTGGGTCTCTATTAAGATTTTGATATGGAGTATTTTGATTTATACTAGGCTGTCTAGTTTGATAGTAACTATAAACTTTTTTTAATTCATCTAAGGTGTAAGTATTCTTGGGTTGTCCGTTCATTTAAACTCTCTCTTTAATTTTATTGCAAGGAATTAAGTAGTTGTTCAACAGCTCCTTGTGGGGCTTTTCCATATACTGCAGCATTTTTAATTCTATTTAGCATAGCTGTTCTGTAATTATTGATGTCATTATTATATACTCCTAATCTAACATCATCTGGTAAAGCATTAAATTCTTGCTCTATTTCTCTTTCAAATTCTTGTGGTGAAATTTTAAAATCTTGTTGTATTTGTTGCTCTAATTCAACATCTGATACTTTATTGGTATCTAAAATATCTTGAGCTGAGCTTGGTAATTTTGTTGCTGTTTTAATTGCATTGGCTATAGCAATAGTTTCATTGCTAATTAAAGGAACAGATTGAGCTGTTCTCTCCCATCTTTTATACCTACCTTTATATTGTTTCATTTTTTGAAACTTTGAATTTTCTGACTCCACCCTAGAAACAGCTCTATCTAATGACTTTTTAAGCCTTGCTTTTATTCTTGGGTTTGTCTCATTAAAATAAGCTTGATAAGTATTTCTAAGTAAAAACCCTAACTCTTTGTTTGACTTATCTATATTTTGTAAGTAATTACTGTTAACACTTTCTGTTTCTTGTTGAGTAGATGGAAAGGATGTTTGCCATTCAGCCCTAGAAGCCATAAGATTATCTATTGTTTGACTTATTCCTTTTTCAGCGCTTCTTAATGCTTTTATATTAGATTCTGGAGCTCCTCCAAAAGTAATCATACCTCCTTCTCCAGTACCCATCTCTCTTTGTTGAGAAGGAGAAGCTCTTAATATGTCTTCAAAGCCTCTAGACATAGGTTCTTTACCACCCTCATAAGTTCTTTCTGCTAATCTTTCAACAGCTCCAGCATCGTCAACACCAACTTCTGTTAGAGGCTCTGGAGTTACAGTTTCAATAGCAGAAGGAATATCATCAACATATATTTCTGATAAATTTTCTTCCAAAGCTTTACTAAATGTAGCAGCATCAGAACTATCAACTGCTTTAAATTCACCAGTTTCCGTTACTTGAACTGTTGCGCCTCCCATATTAATTGATGTTCCAGGTGGCAATTTACTAACTTCATCTATAGTAACATCTACACCTACAGTTAAGTTTCTTTTAGGGTATGCCGCAAGAACTCCTGATGGTGGTTCATATGTTTTTATTTCCAATCCAGACTCTTGAGATAAAAAGTTGCTTAATTCTAGATAACCTTTATTTAACTGGTCTTGATATGTATTTGCTTGCTGTAAAAGGCTTAGGTATTCTGGAGACTTTTTACTATCAGGAGAAACTGCCATTTTGCTTAACATGTCATTAACAGGTTTAAGTCTTTTTTCAATAGATTCTAAATTTTTAGATAGAATTGTAACTTTATTATTAAACTTAGTATCTGCAAATTTTTCTGTAGATATGTATATTCCAAGCCTATCTTTAACATCAGAGTGAGTTATTGGGCTGTTCCAAGAAGAGCTTGATTCTAAATCATCAATAACTTCAGATGGTAAAATCTGCCTATACGAATTTAATATATTGCTATTGTTTTCTTTTCCAAGCTCAATTCGTTTTCTTAAAACTCTATATTTAGATTTACCTTGTACTGTTGTAAAATCAAAATTTTCGCCAAGTCTTAATGCATTTTCAGAATCAGGTTCAAGCTGAATGCTGCTTAACATACTGTTTTCTATCTCAAGACGCTCTGCATTTGCTCTGTCTAGCTCTTCTGTTTTGAGGGCTTTATCCATTATATCGTTTTCACGTGCTTGTTGTTCTATTTGTGCATCGAACTGTTGTTGTCTAAAAGCTTGCTGCTCGTCAAATCTTCTAGCTGATTCTTGTCTGTCAAGCTGACCCTCTAAAAACTGAGGTATAGTAACGCTTAACAATCTGTTTATTGGTGATTCGTAATCAAATCCGTTTGCCATAAAATCTCCCTAAAGTCTGTCTCTATATGATAATTGTTCAGCCATCTCTCTTGCTTCAGTGTAAGTCATTTCAGGATTTGAACCCATGATACTTAAAATTTCCTCATTAAGAACTGACTCTGCTGATTCTGGTGTATACGTACTTGGAGCGTTTGGGTCTAATCTAGATATTTGCTCACCTCTTCTAAGTGTGCTAGTTAGATAGTTTTGAAGTAAGCCAGTTACTCCAGACATTTCTCGACCTCTTTGCTGCTCTATTCCGTACAAACCTCTACCTAAAGCTTCTTGAGCTCCACCTCTTAATTCTCCTAATTGTCTTTGAGTAGAACCAGCTCCAGCAAATCCAGATTGTCCAGCTCTAGCTCTAAGTTGTTGCATAGACTCTCCGAGCTGACCACTAACATCTCCATATAACTGACCAGTTCTCATTGATTGTCTTTGACCTATTTCTCCAACTGCATCTAAAATTCTTTGCTGGTCTATGCCTTGAAAAAATTGACCAAACTGTTCTGCTTGACTTCCTTCAAAGCCAAAAGCTTGAGCTACTTGTTGACCCATAGAAGCTTCTTTAGTTGGGTCTCCAAAGTATTGTTGAAAACCACTTAATCCTGCTTGTTTTAATAAATCTTGAAAACTCATTTTAAAACCCTACCCTTCTTCTCCCAGCTCTTCTAGCCTGAGATATAAAATCACTATTTATGAGTCTAGACATATCGCTGGCTGACTCTCCTACTCTATTATACAATGCATTAGAAAGCTGGAAATCTCCTAATATGTTTTTTGTTGCGCCAGAAAGACTTCCTCTTCCTAGCAAGGAACTAGAGGAACCAACTCCAGTAATTCTACCACCACCAACTGCACCAGTAGCAACATCTTGAGATGCATCTATGGCTTTCTCGCCAGCACCAAGTAATTTAAGCTGCCCTAACATTTCTCCAGTAAGGTAATCTGTAAACGCACTACTTAATACGTTAGCTTGATATGCTCTATTAGCGTCTCTTATAAATCTATTTTCATCTCTTTCTTTAGCGGTAATATCTTCTCTTACTCCGCTAAAAAACATTCCAGAGCCTAATCCAGAAGATACACGACCTACTCTTTGCCCTGCTCCAGCTATACTCTGACCGATTGCGCTTCCAACACCTTGACCAGCAGAACCTCCAACGAGAAAACCTAAACCGCTTCCTATTGCTCTACCAAAACCTCTTCTTCTTTCTCTTCTTCGGTTTTGCTCCTCAGCTCTTTTTACCTGTTCTTCAAGCTGTCTTTGTGCTGCCTGTATATCCCTTCTTTCTCCTTCTGCTGTAATAGATAACTGAGCTCCAGTCTCACCCATTCCAGCTGCCTGACCAGCTTGTATACTTGCTAATAATTCTGCTAAAGTCATCTTAACTCCTTGTAAATTCTAAATAGTGCCAAGCACCTAGCTCTTTTCTGTAGAGCCTAAGTTTACCATCTGGCGTTTTAACTATTCTTTCTTCTCCATCGTTACCAGAATTGTTCGATGGATATCCTTGTTGTAACTTTGCTTTAACTCCTTTGGAGTTGTATAAAAATCTTTTTTCTCTATCAATCGACATTATGTGATTCTCTTCCTAATTGGTCTGTATTCTACACCAACATTATTTATTTTAGATATAGACGTTCCATCTAAATCTAGCTGCAACTGAAAAGAAGATGCTGATATAACTGGGGTTACTGTTATATTTTGCACTTTATAATTACCACTAGTGCTATCAAGGTTTCCTATTGTCGCAGTTTGTGGCTCTCCAGATGTATCTATATAAGAACATTTAACAGCTGATGAATTAGCTGCGCTTGTTGAGTATTCAACTGTAACAGAATAAATCTTCTTTGTTATATTTGGTAAACTAAAATCATCATCTTTTAACTTTATATCAAATGTAGCTCTAGGTTCTGGCTCACCATCATAAGACTCTATCTCATCAGTTCCTACGCCTAAGGTCATATTATTATGTAAGTCTGTAATAATATTAGTCTTAACAGCATTATCAACCATACCTTCTACTAATGTAAAATTGTTTGTAATAAAGCTATACACATAAGCATCGCCACTAGAACTACCAGAAGCTGCTGCGTCTCTTACGATTACTAAGTGTTTATGTGTTGGTTCGTATCCAATCATAGTGTCATCATTTACAAGGCCTGTCCATTGTGATTCAAGTATTTTGTTCTGCAAGTTTCTTATCTGAGAGCCATCATAAAAATACAATCCATTCTTATTTACCCATGCAACACCAAAGTCAGTCTTTACTACTGCTGCGTGAAACTCTACTCCCAAGTTTGCGTGCTCTGATTCTAAGAACCATTGAGTATCAGAACCACCACCTATGTTTATAACATATAAAGTTTTGTTCTTGTAAGCTAGTAATCTATCAGCAAAAGATTCTATTTTTACAAAATCTTCTCCATCGTTAACACCTATATCAATAAAGTTTGTAGGTGGAAACGTATCAAATCTATTTATCTCGCTATACATTAATCTATCTGACT